CCGGTCATCGCGTGGTGGGAGACGTGGCGTGATCAGCCGCAGGCCGCCGCGTTCGAAGGCACCGACTGGCAGCGCCTCGCCGACCTCGCGCCGCTGCGCGCGATGCTCCTCGACCGCGATCTCTCGCCGGGCGAGCGCACGAAGATCCTCGGCGAGATCCGCATGAACGAGGAACGCCTCGGCGCCACGTTCACCGACCGCCAGCGCGCGCGAATCCGCTTCACCGACGCCGACCCGTCCGACGACGGCGCCCCCGGCATGGCTTCCGTCACCAGCATCGCCGCCGCCCGCGAGCGATGGCTCGCCGAGGCCGACGACGACGATTGACGTGAGGCAGGCCCGCACGTCCTCACGACGAGGCAGGCCCCCGCGTGTCCCTCAAGCCCATCAAGACCCTTGATCGTTTCGACCCCGAGATTCCTACGCTCGGGTGGGGCGTCATCGAGTTCATCGAGACGTGGCTCATCCAGCCGGACGGCGACCACGCCGGCGAGCCCTTCACCCTGACCCGCGAACAGAAGAATTTCATCCTCTGGTTCTACGCCGTCGCCCCGGACACCGGCCGTTGGCGCTTTCGCCGCGCCGTGCTCCGCCGCGCGAAGGGCTGGGGCAAGTCGCCGTTCCTCGGTGCGCTCTGTCTGGCCGAACTGGTCGGCCCGGTCGTCTTCGCCGGGTGGGACAGCAACGGCGACCCGATCGGCCGGTCGCACGCTTCGCCGTGGGTTGTTATCGCCGGCGTCTCTGAGACACAGACCGCGAACACCCTCGACGCGATCCGAGCGATGATCACCGGCGAGTTCTCCGAGGCGTTCGGCCTCGACGTCGGCATCACGCGTATCTACGTCGCCGGCGGCGGGAAGCTCGTCCCGATCACCACGAACCCCGCAACGCAAGAGGGTGCCCGCCCGACCTTCGCCGTGATGGACGAGGTCCACCATTGGACGCTCGGCAACGGCGGAAAGAACCTCGCGAAGGTCATCCGCCGCAACCTGGCGAAGGTGAAGGGCCGCTCGATCGTCACGACGAACGCCCACAACCCCGCTCAGGACACGGTCGGCCGCGACTACTACGACGCTCACCTCGCGCAGGTCGAAGGCCGCACGCGCCGCGCTGATCTGCTCTACGACAGCACCGAGGCGCCGGCCCTCACTGACGAGGATTTCGCGAACGAGGAGACGCTACGCACCGCGCTGCGCTGCGCGTACGGCGATGCCGTTGCGTGGGTCGAACTCGACGACTTGATCAGCGAGATCTACTCGCCCGACACTCCGATCGAGGACAGCTGTCGTTTCTACCTCAACCAGATCGTTGACGCCGCTGACGCATGGGCGACCGCCGGCGAATGGGACTCGAATGCACTGCCCGCGCTCCCCGCGCTGAAGTGCGCGATGCCTGGCCAGTGGCGCAAGGGCGACACGGTCACGCTCGGGTTCGACGGGGGCCGTACGGACGACAGCACGGCCCTGGTCGCCATCCGCGTAAGCGACGGCGCGCCGTTCGTCCTCGGCCTCTGGGAACGGCCCGAGGGCGCCGCCGGCGAGGGTTGGGAAGTCAACCGAGAGGCCGTCCGGGGCGCTGTCGACAACGCGTTCGCGACCCTCGACGTCGTGGCGTTCTTCGCCGACGTCGCCGAGTGGGAAACCGACGTAGACGACTGGCGCGACACCTACGGCGAGCGGCTGTATCACAAGGCCACCACGAAGCACGCGATCGCCTGGGACATGCGCGCCCACGGCGCCGACACCGTCCGCGCGACCGAGGCACTTCACCGCGCCATCTGCGACAAGGCCATCCCGCACAACGCGGACCCGCGCCTACGCCGCCACGTGCTGAACGCCCGCCGCCGGCCCGGCCGGTGGGGAATCTCGTTCGGCAAGGAATCGCGGGAGAGCCCGCACAAGGTCGACGCGCTCGCCGCCATGCTGCTCGCCCGCATGGCCGCAACGTGCATCACCGGTACGAACGCCCTCGCGAAGCGCGGCGGCGTCGGCGTGCTGACCGGCTACGGCCGCCGGAACCCCGCCCTCGCACAGCAGCAGGCCGCCGCGTACCGCGCCGCCATTGCCGCCGCCGAAGCGAAGGCCCGATCAGGCCCGAAGACCCCCTAGGAGGAGTGAGGCAGTGGCCATCATCAGCAACCCCGCCGCGCTGGCCGCTGACCTCATCAGCAGGCACGGCGAGGCAGTGTCCCGCGAGGGTCATCACGGTGTCGTCGCCAGATACCTCGACGGCGACCACGATTTGCCGTACATGCCGCGCGAGCACCGCGCCGAATACCTGATCATGGCGAAGCGGAGCATTACGAACCTGCTCCCGCGCGTCTCGGACACGTTCGTCAAGCTCTTGTTTGTCGACGGCTACCGCGAGTCAGGTCAGAAGGACAACGTCCCGGCGTGGGACTACTGGCAAGCGAACAAGCTCGACGCCCGCCAGACGATCGCCCACCGTGGCGCGATCGAGTACGGCGCAAGCTACGTCCTGGTACTCCCCGGCAAGGCGAAGGGCGGTAAGAAGACCCCCGTTATCCGGCCGCTCGACCCGCTGCGGTCAATGGCCTGGTACGAGGACGAGGACGACGAGTGGCCGCAGTACGGTCTACGCCACCGTGGCAAGGACCGAGACGGAGACATGATCTGGGAGATCATCGACGACCAGAACGTCTATACCGTCGTCGGTTCCGGCTCCGAGTACCGCCTCATCACGACCGAACAGCACGGCCTCGGCGTGACGCCGATGGTCCGGTTCCGCGACCGCCTCGACGGGAAACCGACCGGCATAATCCGGCCGCTGGTGATCGTTCAGGACCGTATCAACGACAGCGTGTTCGCGCTGATGATGGCGATGCATTTCGCGTCGTTCCGCCAGCGGTGGGCGACTGGCCTGGTCATCCCGACCGACGAGAACACGACGATTTCAATCCCGAACCCGTCGTTCGACCCGAACGGCTCGACGGATCCCGCCGTCAACCCCCCGACGATCGACGTCCCGAACCCGAATTTCGGGCAGCCGATCGAGACCTTTCAGGCGGCCGTTGACCGCTTGTGGGTCACCGACCAGTCAACGGCTACGTTCGGCGAGTTCAATCAGACGCACGTCGAAGGGCACCTCTCCGCGCTCGACGCGGCGCTCGAACACCTCGCGACGCTCGGCCAACTCCCGTCCGGCATGCTCAAGGGGAACCTTGTCAACGTCGCGGCCGAAGCACTGGCCTCGCTGTACGACGTCACGAAGCGTCAGAGCGACGTCTACGCGCTCATTTTCGGCGAGGCATGGGAACAGGTTCTCAGTCTCGCCGCCGTCGCCGCCGGCGATACGCCGGTCGACGACGCGCAGGTTCGTTGGCGCAACACCGAAGCTCGCTCGTTCGCGGCCGTCGTGGACGCCCTCGGCAAGATGGTTCAGATGATGGACGTTCCGCCAGAGGCCACGTGGGAACTGGTCCCCGGCGTCACCGATACGGACATCAAGCGTTGGCGCACCATGGCCAAGACGAACGACGGACTCGCCGCCCTGACGGCCGCGCTGACCCGCCAGACCACGCCGAACGCCCCGACCACGCCGGCCGAGGCGGTCCAACAGGCGCAGGGCACCACGCCCAACGTTGCGCCCGGCTCGCCGCCGCCGGCGAAGTGACCGCCGCGCCGCTCGACGCCGCCGCCTTCCAACTCACGGACGCTCACCGAGTCGCGCAAGCGAACATCGCCCTCGACTCGGTTGGGCAACTGACGGCCGCGTGGAAAACGCTTATGACCCCGTCGAACCTCGACAACTTCGCCACGTACATGCAGGCGATGACCGGGGTCGTCAAGTCCGGTCGGGAGACCTCGGCGCAGGTCGCCGCCGCCTACTACGACACGATGCGCACGCTCTACGACGTCGAGGGTCTATACGACCCCGTCATCGTGGACGACGCGCCGGACATCCAGATTCAGACCTCGCTACTCGTCACCGGCCCCGTCCGCGTTAAGACCCTGCTCGCCGCTGGCGACTCGATGAACGTCGCTCTCATGAAAGCGCTGCTCGCCAGCGCCGGCGCGCTAACGCGACTCATCGCCGACGCCGGCCGAGGCACCGTCCGAGGAAACGTCCTCGCCGACGACCAGGCCGAGGCATGGCGCCGAGTCACTGACGGGCACCCGTGCTCGTTCTGCGCGATGCTCGCCGGCCGAGGCGCCGTCTACAAGAGCGCCGCGAACGCCGGCGAGGGCGACCCGTATCACGACCACTGTTTGTGCACGGTCGAACCGCAATTCGTCGGGCGCGTTGACCGCCCCGGCCGCAAAAACGGCAGTCGCCACGGGCGCTGACCGTACCCACCCCACCGCGTGATGGCAGGTCCAGCGCGCGACCACGTCCAGGAGACGAACCATGCCCGAACCCGTCCAGCCCGCCGACAGCACGCCGACCCCCGACGCCGCCGCCTCGACCGCGCCCGCCGCGCCCGAGACGCCGCCGTGGGGCGCCGACTTCGACCCCTCCCGCGCCTGGTCCCTGATTCAAGGGCTGCGCGGCGACAAGGAAAAGCTGTCCGGCAAGGTCTCCGCCTTCGAAAAGGCCGCTCAGGAGCGCGCCGACGCCGAGAAGACCGAGGTCCAGCGCGCCATCGAACGCGCCGAGCGGGCGGAAAAGGCCGTGGCGGACCGCGAGGCCGCCGACAAGCGCAGGGCCGTGATCTCGAAGCACGGCCTCGGCGACGAGGACGCCGCATTCCTCGCGGGCGTCTCCGACGACGACCTCGACGCGCGCGCGCAAGCGCTCGCCGCCCGGCTCGGCGTCGGCAAGGCCACGGACGCCGCCGAGGCGATCCCTGGCAAGCCCACCCCGACACTCACCGCCGGTCACGAGTCCAGTGACGCGGCCGAGGCATTCGACCCGCTGGCGCTCGCGGAAAAGGTCCACAAGCGCCTCATCTAACGAGAGGACGTCGCCGCCATGGCGAACACCTTCAAGACAATCCTGGCCGACAACCTGTCGGCCACCGCCTCCGCGCTGGTCAGCAAGGACATGAGCCTCGCGGGCGTCGTCAACCGGTCTTGGTCGGCCGACTTCGCCGGCAAGCGCGGCGCGACCGTCAACGTGCGCATCCCGGCCGCGCTGACCGCGTCCAGCCGCGCACTGGATGCCTCGACCGCGCTGACCATCTCGACCCTGTCCGAGACCACTCAGCCCGTGTCGCTGACCACGAACATCTACTCGGCCGTGGCGCTGTCCGACGAAGACCTGACGCTGCGCATCGAGGACGGCGTCGCGCAGGTGCTCGCCCCGCAGACCCTCGCCGTCGCCGAGGCGGTCGAAAACCTGGTCGTGGCGAAGCTCCAGAGCGTCACCGAGGCCGCCGCGCTCGATTCGATCTACACCATGGGCACCGTGGGTTCCCTCATGCCGCTGTTCCTGCTCGCCCGCAAGACCCTGCGCGACATGTCCGCGCCGGCGACCGGCCTCTACGCGGCCGTGGGCACCGGCGTCTACGCGGACGTCCTGGCGCAGGTCTCGGCGGTCGGTGCCGAGGGTGGCGCGGACCCGTTCGCAAACACCGGCGCGGCCCGCATCGCCGGGTTCAACGTGATCGAGAGCAACCGGCTCAACCCCACCGAGGCGATCTTCTTCCACCGCGACGCGATCACGCTGGCGCTGCGGGCGCCGGTCGTGCCGCAGGGCGTGCCCTACGGCGCGTCGATCCAGGCGCAGGGCGGCGTGCCGGTTCGCCTGATCCGCGACTACGACGCGTCCGCGCTGGGCGACCGCCAGATCCTCAACGTCTACGCGGGCGCCGCGCTGATGAACGCTCAGGTCAGCTCGACCGGTACCCCGGTGAACTTCGTGCTGCGCGTCAACGACGGCGCCGGCGCGTAAGTCGTCACGCCCAACGTTGGGCATTGATGGGGTCGCTATCTGCGGATGGCGACCCCCCCGGCCTGTTCACCGAAAGGAAAACCACTGATGGCTGCCACCACTGGCACTCAGGGCGACGTGGTCCTCGCTCTCAACGAGCTGAAGCGTGCGTTTCTGACCGGCGGCGCCGCGAGCATCGCCGCCGCTCGCGCGAAGCTGACCGCCGCGCTTGCCGCCTACGACGCGTAACCACGGAGGCCACCCGCGATGACTGCTCTCCCCACGCTGGCCACGATCGCTCAGCTTGAGACGCGCCTCGGCCTCGCTACGGGGACGCTCGCGGGTCTCGACCTCGACCGCGCCACGGCCGCTCTGGAGGACGCCTCCGAGCTTGTCCGCGCCGAAAGTCACATGCCGTGGACCGACTCGACCGGCACGCCCACGGCCCCGCCCGCCGTGGTCGTGGTCGTGTTGCAAGTCACCATGCGCGCCTACAACAACCCGAACGGGTACGCGTCCGAGACTGTCGCAGCGGACGGCGCGACCTACAGCTACAGCAACAATCAGCAGGCGCTCGGGATCTACCTGACCGCCGACGAGTTGCGTACGGTCCAGATCGCCGCCGACGCCGCGACGTACGGAGCCGGTAAGTCGTGGCGCGGTACGGGTTCGATCCTGACGTCGAAGCCCGATGTTCGCGGGATCCCGGCCGGCAACTGGCAGCGCTGGACGTGGCGCGGATGAGATTCCCTGACGACGTCACGATCATGCGCGCCATGGCCGCCGACGCATACGGCAACGCGAACACCACCGGATGGACCGCCGTTGTCACGACGCCGGCCGCCCGCATGGGTACCGCCGTATTCCTACCGCCGACCGTCGACATTCGGCCGCACGACCGGCTAGCCGTGAGCGGCGCCCTGTACGCCGTCAAGGGACTGCCCGTGTCGCTCGGGCCGCCCGGCCGGCGCGTCATGTGGGTCGCCACCCTCGACAGACTTCCGGACGGTGCGTGATGTCCGAGTCGAACGTGAAGCTCGATCACAAGGGCATCGCCGAAGTCCTCAAGTCTGCCGAGGTGCGCGCCCTGATGAACGACGTTGCGCACCAGGTCGCCGAGGCCGCGAGCGGGGCCATCAACGGCGCGAGCCCGGTCCCGGTGCATGAGTACACGACCGACCGAGGCGCCGCGAGTGTGTCGGTCCACGCGCACTACCAGGTCACTGACGGCGTGCTGACCCGCGCCGCCGCCGGCCTCGGGTTGGAGGTGCGCGACCGTGTCCTCTGACCTCTGGGCTTTCGGGGATCCGCTGCTCGGCACCCTCGCCGTTCTACGCGCCGCAACGCCGCCCGCCGGCGCCTCGGTCACGTGGGGAACGATCCTCCCGGACACGGCCGACACCGGCGCCCCGAACATGCCGTTCGGCCTGGTCGCCTCGGACGGCGAGACCTCGAAGACGGCGGCCGACTCGACCGCCGTGGTCCGCATCGCGATTTGGGCGCAGTCCGAGGCCGACGCCCGCGCACTCGCCGGTTGGGCGCGGGCTGTGCTGCTCGCTTCGCACGGTGACGGCACCAACGTTCGGCACTTCGGCCGGGGAGGCGGGCTCTTGTCGACGCGAGCGCAGCTCGCCGTCAAGACGTCGCAGACCAGCCGCGTCGACACGTCCGGGTTTCAGGTCTGCTCATTCACCGTAGCGGCTCGCCTGCTACCCGTATCGATCTAGGAGACACCATGAGTGGTGACCCGACGAACACAGCGCTCTGGCAGAACGCCGACGTCTACATCGCCCCCTCCGGGACCGCCGGCCCGACCGACGTCGCCACCGCGTGGGGCTCCGGATGGGACGCTGTCGGCCTGCTCGACGGCGACAAGGGTTTCACCGAAGCCCGGTCCGACACTTCCTCGGACTACTACGCCTGGGGCGGGATCCTCGTCCGCAACACCAAGAGCAAGCACAAGCGAACGATCAAGTTCATCGCGCTGGAGGACAACGACACGGTTTTCCAGCTCCTGAACCCGGGCTCGACCCGCACGACCGCGACCGGCGTCACCACCGCAACCGTCAAGGTCCCGCAGAACGTCGAGTTCGCGATCGGGTTCGAGGTCCGCGACGGCGACAAGATCCGGCGCCGGTCGGTCCTGCGCGCGACGCTGGAAAGCGTCGGCGACGTGGTCAACAGCGAGTCTGCGCTGTCGGCGTACGAGGTCACCGTCGTTCTGTACCCGTCCGCTGACGGGACCATCTACACCGACGTGTCCGGTTCCATCACCGGCTCGTAACCAAGCCGCGCCCAACGTTGGGCGCATTTCAGAGCCCGGAGCGCGGCCGTGGGAAGCGCGCTCCGGGCTCTCCTCTTCCCACCGTTCCCCTTCCCGCCACTGTCCACGGAGGACGCACACACCATGGCTACCGCCCCCCGCAAGCCCGCCACCGCCAAGACCGAGGCCGCGAACACCGAGATCGTCTTCACCTTCGAAGGCGACGAGTACGTGATCCCGACCTCGGGCGACTGGGACCTTCCGGTTCTGGAGGCCTACGAAGACGGCCGCGTCGTCGCGTTCACGCGCGAGTTGATCGGGCCGGCGCAGTGGGCCAAGTTCAAGGCCAAGCCGCGCAAGGTCAGCGACATCTCGGCCCTGTTCGAGGCCATCGAGACCGCCTCGGCCGGCCGGGGAAACTGACTCGGCTCGCCGTTGCCCTGAGAGATCACCCCGACGCCGTAGAGGCCGATTTTCAACGGTACTACGGCGTTGACGTGGGTGGTCTCTGGCGCGGCGAGCTGTCGCCCCGGAGAGCGGCCGTTCTGCTCACACATCTTCCCGTAGGTAGTGCCACGTGGGCCGCGCAGGTCGACGTCCCTTACGGCTGGTCGCTCACAGATCTGTTGCTCGCCGACCTCTTCCACGCCATTCACGGCGAGCCTCACCCCCTGCATCCGAGTAGCGGCGTCGGGGCGAAGGCCGCCAAGAACGCCGACGCGATCGCACGGCTTCAGGCGCAGCGCGAGCGCCTTGCAGCGATTCAGGCCGCTGAATCCGCTTAGGAGGTTCGCGCCGTGTCCAATGTGGGATACGCCACGATCAGCATCATTCCCAACCTGAAAGGTCTTCAGGAAAAACTCACCGAGGAAACCGAAGGCGCGTCCGTAAGCGCTGGTCGGTCCGGTGGTCTCAGTCTCGGCAAGACCATGTTGGGCACCCTCGGTGGTCTCGGTATTGGGGTGGCCGTCAGCAAGGCCCTGGACATCGGTAAGAGCGTTTTCGAGTTCGACAGCGGTATTCAGCAGTCGACTACGGCCCTGACCACGCTCCTTCACAGCGCCCCGGCCGCGAACGCCCTGGTCAAGCAGCTTCAGGACCTTGCGCAGGCGTCGAGCCTGCTCGACACCGGCAACGCCGTTCACCTCGGTCAGGTGCTCATCGGCATGGGCGACCCCGTGAAAAACGTGGTCGGCGACATGCAGGCCCTTGGCGACGCGACGGCCGGCGTCGGCGGCACACAGGACACGCTGAACAGTCTCGCGCTGGCGTGGGGTCAGATGTCCGCCAAGGGCAAGATCCAGTCTGACGAGATCTTGCAGATGACCGAGCAGGGCGTTCCGGCGCTTCAGCTCCTCGCCAAGGCCTACGGCGTCCCCACGTCGCAGATGCAGAACATGATCACTAAGGGTCAGGTTCTCTCCTCCGACGCTCTGCCCAAGCTGCGCGACCAGATCGAGAAGTCGTTCGGCGGGGCGGACGCCGCCGCTGGCGCGAACAGCATCGGCGGTGCCTTCGACCGCATCAAGGAAGCGGCCCTAGGTCTCGCCGGCGCGGCAGCTATGCCCTTGATCAAGGCTCTGACCCCGATCATCGCAAACCTGGCCGACGAACTCAGCTCGCCGAAGATTCAGGCCTTCGTCAACTCGATCGGTCCGAAGATCACCGGCCTGTTCGGCGGGATGGGCAGCGCCAGCGGTCTGCTGTCCAGGCTCGCCCCCTATTTCGAGCAGATCGTCGCGGCGGGCGAACACCTCTGGACCGTCCTTCAGCCGATCGTCACGCAGATTTTCGACCGGCTCCAAAAGGACATCCTTCCGAACCTCGTTCCGATGCTTCAGAAGACCTTCAAGGTACTCGCCGACGCCTTGACCACAATCGCTGTCGTCGTGGACAAGCTCTGGCAGATCTTCGGCCCCTCGATCCTCGGCGCGATAGACGTCGTCATAAAGACGATCGTGAACATGTTCAACGCGGCCTATCAGGTCGTCGAGGGCGTTTTCGAGGTGATCCAAGGTCTTTTCACCGGCGATTGGTCGAAGCTCTGGCAAGGCGTGAAAGACATTTTCGGAGGTGCCTGGAATTACGTAGTCGCTCAATTTCGCGGCTCCTGGGAAATGATGGGTAAAATCCTTCAAGCCGCCTGGGCGCTCATCGTCGAACTCTTCGGCGGGGCCGCGAAGTGGTTCGAGAATTACGTCTGGAATCCGATCGTCGAGGGCGTGAAGCTGTATATCGGGCTGGCCGTGCTCGAATTCAAGCTCGCATGGGACGCCATCAAGGCCGTATGGTCTGGGGTCACCGGGTTTTTCTCGGCGATATGGGACGGCCTCGTTTCCGGGGTGACGTCCAGCGTTGACGCCGTCGTCGCATTTTTCACCGACCTTCCAGGCTGGATTCTCGGTGCCCTTCAGGCGCTGCCCGGATTGGCACTTCAAGGGCTGAAGGATTTCGCCTACGCGGTCGGTTTTGGCCTCGGCCTCGTGGTCAAGGAAGTGTTGGCATTTCCTGGCCAGGTCATCGACATTTTTGTGTCTTTGTGGCATGACTCCGTAAACGTCGCTACATCGTTGGGGCGCGATGTCACCGCCGGATTTGTTTCCATGGTCGCCGCCGTCGTGGGCGAAGTCGAGAAGCTTCCCGGTCAGGTCGGCGGATTCTTCTTGTCCATGTGGCACTCGGCCTCGCAGACTGCGAGCGACTTGTATCACGACGTCGAGGGATTCTTCGGCCGCATGGTCGGCGACGCCGTCAACTTCGTCAGCGCACTTCCCGGGCAGGTCGGGGGCTTTTTCGTCCAGCTCTGGCGCGACGCCGAGACGACGTTCACCAACGGCGTTAGCGCCGTCGTCGGATTTGTCGAGTCGCTGCCTGGTAAGGCCGGCTCCGCACTGGCTCCCCTCGGCGACACGATCAAGAACGCCTGTAAGGACGCGGTTCACTGGCTCGAACAGGCCGGCGTGGACGTCATCAATGGCCTGATTAACGGTATCGAGAGCGCATGGCACAAGGTCACCGACCTCGCCGGCCAGCTCGGCGGCGCCGTGTCGAAGGGCTTCAAGGACGCCCTAGGGATCAACTCGCCGTCGAAGGTCTTCAAGGCCTTCGGCGAGGGCACCGTCGAGGGCTACGTCATGGGCGTCACCGGCACGCAACACCAGGCGATCAACTCCGTGCGCTCCATGGCGAGCGGCGTCGTCAACGCGTTCAACGGCACCGGCCCGGTCGGCGTCGGCGCCGCGCTGGCAAACGCTGTTGGCGGCGGCGGCCGAACTCTCAACTACTACGCGAACGGAAGCGGCCTGTCGTCGGAAGACGAACTGTTCGCCGCCGCCGGCCGAGCAAGGATGGTGTGGTAACCGATGCCGAATCTCCGGCTTGAGTCGGCGACAGATGCCTTCGACCTCGACGGCGTGTTCGGGTCAGGGCTCGGCGTCGTGGCGCTCGATGGCGTCAACGGCGTCGGGCTCCCGTCCGTCAGCGTCCAGTGGATCGAGGGCGCCGGCGACGGCGCCGTGTGGCGCGGCGAGCGCGTCCTCGCCCGCGACGTAGATCTACCCCTCGCCATTGTTGCCCCTGACCGCGCCACGCTGCGCGCGACGACGACACGCCTCGCGCGTATGCTCGCCGGCCCGATGGTCCTCCGGTTCACGGAGGATGACGGTACGTCGTGGACGCTGGCCGTCCGCCGTCAAGGCGGCGGTCAGATGGTCCTCGGGACCGACACGAACCGCGCCGTGACGGAGGCGGCAACGGTCGTCAGCCTGCGCGCAGGAGACCCGTTCTGGACGTCCTCGGTCACGCAACGCGCCATCCTCACCGCCCTGTCCGGGCGAGGCCTGCTGAGCTACGACCCTGACGGCCCCGGCCCGACCGCGCGCGGGGGGTCGTCGCTGTCGTTCCTTCGTGTGTCGGCGTCACAGACGCTCGGCGCCTTCACGATGGCGAACGACGGCGACGCGGCGGCGTGGCCGACGTGGACGATCACGGGGCCGGGCTCGAACCTCGTCGTCACGAGTTCCACGGGCGAGGCGTTCGCGTGGAACGGCACGCTCACGGCAACCGACACGCTCACGATCGACACCCGTCACGGCACCGTGACGGACCAGACGGGCGCGTCACGGTACACGTCCCTCGGTCCAGCGCCGCGCTTGTGGAAAGTCCAGCCCGGCGTGACGACCGCTCATGTCGCCCTCACGGGCTCAACCTCGGCAACGGTCATCGCGGTCGAGTGGCAACCTAGGAGATGGACGGTCGTTTGATGTTCGAGTTCACCGTCGAGGTCCGCGACAAGACCCTCGCTCGCGTCGGTCTGATCCTCCCGGAAGACCTGAACCTCACCATAAACGAGACGTTCAACAACGTAGGTTCGTGGACGCTCGTCCTGGCCAACGGACACCCGATGGTGCCCGCGCTCCGCACGCCGGGCGCGGGCATCGTCGTGACGCGCGTCAGCAACGGCGCCGTTATGTTCTCAGGGCCGGTGGTGAGCCCGTCCCTCGAAGTCACCACCGCTGCGCCGGATGGCACCGTCACGATCTCCGGAGTGTCTGACTCGGTCATCCTCGCCGACCGGCTCGCCTACCCTTCGCCGACCGTCGCCGACGCCACCGCGCAGACCGCCGACAACGACGTTCGCACCGGCGCCGCCGAAGACCTGATGTACGCCTACGTTGACCAGAACATCGGTCCGTCCGTCGTCGCCCCGAGTCTGACCTACGGCGACGCCGCGACGTTCGAGACGAGCATCGGCGGATGGTGGGACTCGGTCAACGCGGCGTTGTCGCACACAACGGCGATGCCGCACAGCGGTACTTGTTCCTTGACGGCCGTCTCATCGGCCGCCGGGAACATGGACGCGGCGAGCACCGCATCGGCGACCATCACAACCACAGGATGGACCGCCACACCCGGCGAAAACTGGTTCGGATCCGTGTGGGTCCGGGCCGCCGCCACCGCGCGCACTGTCGCCGCCGCCTTCCAGTTCTTCGACGCGTCCGGCGTGTCGCTGAGCACGATCTACGGTCCGAACTTCACTGACAGCGCGTCCGGCTGGACACAGATATCTGTCAACACGACGGCGCCGGCGAACGCGGCCTACGCCCGTATGCACATCGTGTGGTATGCCGCCGCCGCGAGTGAAACCCACTACGCCGACGACGTCATCGTTCGACGCGGCTACGGCCGCCGGGACACGCGCCTGACGCTGGGCGACAACGGGCACGGCGGCGCCACGCTCACGAAGGCCCCGCGCTTCCAGCCGCTCGGCGCGCTGTTGAACGAGATTGCCACCGTCGCCGACTACCCGCCCGGCACCGGCCGGCCCTTCGGATTCCGCGTGGTCCAGAACGGCGCGACGCTCCAGTTCCAGACCTACGCCACGAATGACATGTCGGGCGAGGTCCGGTTCGACGTCGAGAACGGCACGCTCACGTCAAGCAAGGTCGCCACGGCCGCCCCAACCGTCACGCGAACAATCGTCGGCGGTCAGGGCGACGGCACAGCCCGGCTCATGGAAGAGGTCACCAGCACCGCCAGCCTGACCGCTGAGAGCGCGTGGGGCCGCCGCATCGAGCAATTCATAGACCAGCGCCAGACCAACGACCCCGACCAGTTGACGGCCGCCGGAAACTCCGCGCTGAATCAGGGCGGGCTGTCGCAGTTCGCAATGCAGATCACGCCTGCCGATGACACGCCGTGGGTCTACAGCGACGACTACGGCCTCGGCGACACTGTGACCGTCGTGGTCCGCGACGGCGGCGACGACCCGCTCGCCGCGACCGAGCTTTCGACCGCCGTGACCGGTTACGTCCTCAAGGCCGACGCGACCGGCGTCCGCTTTGGCGCCGTCCTCGGCCAGCCCTACAGCGACCAATCCGCGCAGTTCACTGCCCGCCTGTCGAACCTCGAAACGTCAGGTTCGGGTGCCGGTTCGGGTTCGGGCTCGGGAACAGTCGCCGCCTTCGCCAATCTGTCCGACGTCGCCCTGACCAATCCGTCGCAGAGCGACACGCTCATTTTCGACGCTACGGCCGGTAAGTGGATCAACTCGAACGAGCTGAACCTCGGCGCCCCGGCCACCACAACCGCCGTGATCAACGTCGCCCGTGATTCGACTGGCGATGACGCGCTCGCAGTGCAAGCGGTGGGGGACGGGAACGGCCGGTTCTTCCTTTCCGTGGTCGGTCAGCACCGATGGAGCGATGGAACCAACGGCAGCGATACGTTCCTCTATCGCTCGGCTGCCGCAACGCTGGCCACTGACGGCGACCTCAACATCGGCGGTTCCCTGACCGGCGCGGGCGCCCCGTTCAAGCGCAACATCTACACCGCAAACGGCACGTGGACGAAGCCCGCCGGCGCGAAGTGGGTCCGCGTCGTCGCCATTGGCGGCGGCGGGGGCGGCGGCGGCGCCGGCGCTGCATCGGCGGGCAACTCCACGCACGCCGGCGGCGGGCAGGCAGGTAGCTACTCCGAGTCCTACCTCGCCGCGAGCACCTTCTCGACCTCGGCCGCCGTCGTGGTCGGTACGGGCGGCGCAGGCGCCACCACGGCCGCGAACGGTACCGCCGGCGGCACAACGACAGTCGGCGGCACGATCGTGACCGCCCCCGGCGGCGTCGGCGGTCTGGCGTCGAGCACGTCCTCGGCCGTGCTTGGTGCGCAGGGCGGTAGCGGGGCCGCAGCCGGAACCGGCCAGCTCGCCACCGCCGGCCCGCCCGGTGGCTACGGCTTCGGCGGCCCGGCGTTCGGCATCGGCGGAACCGGCGGCAGCTCTCACTACGGAGCGGGCGGCGTCGGCGGCGCTGCCGCGACTGCAAACCAGGTCGCGGCCGGCAGCGCTGCCAGCGGCCGAGGCGCCGGCGGCGGCGGCGGAGCAGGTGCCGCGACTACCTCAACCGTCGCGGCCGGCGGCGCAGGCACCGGCGGTCTCGTCATCATCGACACGTATTTCTAAGGAGCCTGCGAATGGCCATCTCCTACTACCCGTTCGAGAACGCCGACACGACCGAGACGCAATACAGCGCCCTGATGCGCGAGCTACAGGAATCGGGCGTCTGTGACTCGGCCGGCGGGACCGGCCTCAGGGTCTCTGTGGGGACCGGCTCGACCGTGAACATCCTTCCGGGCTCCGCGATCCTGCGCGGGTTTCAGGTCATCAGCGACGCCACCGAGAACCGCACCGTTACCGGCCCGGCCGCCTCGATGCGGATTGACCTCGTCGTCGCCCGCCTCGACCCCACGGCGAACACGATCAACTTCTTCGTGGTCGCCGGAACGCCCGGCTCCGGCTCGGCGCCGGCGCCGGCAAGCTCGCTGACGGACATTTTCGAGATCCCGCTCGCGACGGTTACCGTCGCAACCTCCGGAACGCTGGCCGTCGCCGACGTGCGGCCGTTCGTCGGCACGCGTGTACGCGTTCACAGCAACGCGACCCGCCCGGCACCGAACGCGGTCCGCCTCGGTCAGCTCGCCTTCAACACGGACACCCTGGCGTACGAGTACAGCAACGGCGCCGGATGGTTCGCGCTGCTCCCGACCCTGGTGAACCAGGCAACCAAGTGGGGGCCTGGCAGCGGTTACGCGCTGGTCGTGTCGACGAGCACCCCGCCGGTCACGGCCAATACCGTTTGGATCAAGCCCACGTCGTAAGGACCGCAACTCATGCCAAGCTACTACGGGGCGACAGTCGACGGGGGCCGGTTCTACGTCACGGTCACCCTGGTCAGTCAGTCGCAGGCGAACAACAACAGCGCGATTTCGTGGGTGTTCGGCTGGGATTTCATGAGCGCCCCCTATGACCGCGAGCTTGATAACGGCCTGGTCGTCATTGACGGCGTCGCCCGCTACAACGTGCCCGGACGCGTCCGCGACTACCCTCTCGGCCGCAGCGGGGCCGGGTTCTATCAGGTCGCCTCGGGAAGCTTCACGGTCGGCCACGACGCCGCCGGCAACCATACCGTGGCCGTGGACGGTCACCTTCAAGGCGCCCCGAGCGCATACTCGGCGCTGACGGCCATTGGTCAGTATGTGCTACCGCGCATCCCGAAGCCCCCGGGCGCCCCGGGCGTTCCTGGTCTGTCGCTCGAAGCAGGCTCCGGCCCGAATAGCCGAGTGTTCGACATCAACGTGCCGTTTCCGTCCGATGACGGCGGTTCGGCGATCGACCACTTCCGCGTTCAGATCGCGACCGATCCCGGGTTCTCAAATGTCGTGGCGGACTACACCACGGGCTACGGATCTTGGTATGGCGCCTTCTCTTACGCGACCTGGTACTACGTGCGTGCGTGGGCAGTCAACGGAATCGGTACCGGCCCGGTCAGCGGAACCGCGAGCATCAAGACCGGCGCTGACGTCCCGCCCGGCCCCGGTATAGGCGCTATATCGGCAATACGCCCTGACAGCGCCGCCGTCGCGTGGAGCCCGCCCGCCTCAAACGGCTCCCCGATCACCGGCTACACCGTCCAGTGCGCGACCGACTCCGGGTTCACGCACATCGTGTCGTCGCACGGCGGTATTACCGGCACTTCCTACACGATTACCGGACTGAGTCCGCTGACCACGTACTACGTCCGCGTGTCCGCGACGAACGGCGTCGGCACCGGTCCCTACTCGAACGTGGACCAGTTCCAGACCCTTCCGTCCGTGCTGGTGCCGAGCGCAGACGGCACGGCGTGGGTTAATGCGGCCGTCTACCTCGCGTCCGGCGGTCAGTGGGTGCCCGCAGCCATGAAGACCCCTTCAACAGACGGGACAGCGTGGGTGTAGCCCATGGATCCAACGATCATCGCCGCCCTAATCGCGACCGCCCCGGGCGCCGCGACCCTAGTTCTCACCCGCCGCCAGCGGCGCCACGCCGCCGCGACCCTGGCGCAGGTCCAGAACAGCCACAAGACCAATCTTCGCGATGACGTCGACAGAGTGCTCGACAAGCTCGACG